GTGAGGGACGTCATCGTCACCGATTCTCGTTGCGGCCGGCACGGCGTTCGATCTCCATCAGTTCTTGCAGTTTCGCGCTCATCCGGTGGATCCGCTCATGGCTCGCAAGGTCATGCGGCGCCGGCGGATAGAACGGCGCGAAGCGGATCAGGTGATCAAAGCGATCGGGGATCTGGTTCGTGTTGTGAAAGTAGAGCTTCTCTCCGGCGATCATCACGACGTACTCGCCCTCGAAGTTCTCGTTATCCAGGTTCAGTTCCACAGTCGGATCGCTCGGTTGATTTGAGAAGGCGCCTCGATGTCGGGAAGCGTGATGCGAACGCCGGCATCAAAGTGCGGCATCAGGTTCGCGAGATCGCGGTTCGCCTCGAGGACTAGCTCGACGGTGCCCTGCGTTCGCCCGTAGTAGCGAAAGCAGATCGCGTCGAGTTCTTCGTCTTGAGATGTGACGTAGGTGAAAGCCATCACGCAAAGAGTCCGAAGGAGAAGCTGTTCCAGTCGATGCCGCTGAATCCGCCGCCGCTGGTCATCTCGTCGTCGCCGTAGCGAACGAGATGAAGGTCGAAGGTGATCTTGCGTGGTGCGCCGTTCTCGAAGAACACTGCGCCCGTCTCCTTGACCGACTTGATGCAGTAGTTGCCGATCACGTTGCCGCGGCCGTCGATGTATTGCAGAGGCTCGCCCTTGTCCGCCGACTCTCTCATCGAGTCGAGTTGGCCGAGTCCTCCCTTGAAGGTCGGATAGATCGCGCCCTTCAGCGAGATGCCGTCAGTACCGCGACCCATGAATTGTTGTGCGGGTTCACGGCCAAGGCGGTCGTGCTGATGCCAGCGGTAGTCGACGTCGCGTCCATAGTCCTGGAACGCAGCCGTCTCCAGGCTGAACATGTAGTCCCCGAGTGTGGCGAGAGCCTGTGGCATTAGTCGTTCAGGTAGGCCCTATGGCCAGCTTGGGCTTCGTGGAGCAGATCTGCAAACACTTCGCGCACCTTCTCGGCGATCGCATTTGGGTCGCCGCCTTGAGCGTTGATCGTGAAGTTCGCCGTGATGTTCTGCCCACCGCCGCTAGGGCTAGTTCCGGCAGGAACCGGTGCGGGGATCATTCCCCCCATCGGCGTCGGCGCGAGAAGCTGCGACGCGCCGTTCATGAACTGCTGCGCCATACCAGGCAGCGCGGACATCAGCCCGCCGATCATGGGAGGCGCTGAAGGCACGGCCTGCTGCAGCAGCCCCGGCAGGCCTCCGACGAGCCCCTCGAGGCCCGCCTTCGCCGTTGGAAGCGCCTGCTGCAGCATCCCAGGCATCGTCTGCATGACGCCCTGTAGGCCGCCGGTGACGGTCTTCAGGAGGCCGCCGTCGCCCGACTTGTTTACGCCTTGCGCGAACGTCGTCAGCAGCGACTGGCCGCTCTTCGTCAGGGTCGAGAGAGGACCCTCCTTTGCGTCTGATCCGGGGAGTAGTGCCCGGACCTTTGCGAGCGCACCTTGAACGGTTGCGAGGAGTGCGCCGATACGAGCGCGGATTCCGTTGATGATCGTGTCGACGATCGCCGCACCCATCCCCGCTACACGGCCAGGGATTGAGAGCAGGAACGAGACGAAGCTATTGAAGAGCGCCTTGCCCTGCGCGACGGCGCCGGAGATCGGACCAGAGATCGCAGGGCCAATGCTCGCGAACGCCGCAGAGATCTGCGCGATGTAGCCGCCGATCGCGCCAACGATCGCCATAAAGGCACCGGAGACCGCTGTCCAGATGGCTTGGCCAATTCCCTGCCACATCGCGACGTAGGACGTGAAGGCCGCTGTGAAGAGCGCACCGATCTGCGAGAGAGCGCCGGAGATAAAAGCGCCCAGTCCCTGCATCGCAGCGCCGACAGCGGGGCCGAGTGCTTGGAACGCCGCAGCGACTTGTCCGATGTAGGACGTGATCGCGCTTCGGACCGTGCCGAGGCCACTGCTAAGTAGCGATTGCACCTGCCCCGGCAACTGCGCGAGGCTCTGCACGACGCCGCTGGCGGGACTCTGCTGCTCGCCGCCACCGAGGCCAGAGAAGAGACCGCCGAAGAATCCCTTGATCTTCGCTCCGACGCCGGAGAGCGCCGAAAGAATGGTGGGTCCAAACCGCGTGAAGACCTGCGCTGCGAGTGCCGGTAGCGGGAAGAGCACCGCGAGGATCGCCTGAGGCACGCCGCCGAAGACCTTCGTGATCGTCGGGATGACGTTCTGGAATACGCCGCCGATCGTGCGGCCGATGCCGCCGAACACCAGTCCGGCAAGGGTGACGATGCCTGTGAAGACGTTCCGCAGCAGGCCAAGCAGACCTGTAAATGCAGCGCCGATCAACTTCGGGATCGAGAGGATGAACTGCCCAAGAGCACCGAGCAAAGACCCGAGGAAGCCAACAAGACCCGAGAAGGCCTGCTTGATTCCGTTCACGACGTTGTCGAAACCAGTCTTGATGAGCTTGGTGTCACCGGAGAGGACACCCCAGAGGATCTGGAAGGTGCCCTTAACGAAGTTCACCAGCCCCATCACGACGTTCTTCACGCCCTCAAATGCGCCATTTACCGCGTTGCGGAACCACTCGACCTTCGAGTAGGCGAAGACGAGAGCGGCGCCGATACCGATCACAGCCAAGACCACTAGGCCTACTGGGCCGGTGATCGCAGCAAGAGCTCCGGTGAGGATCGCGCCCATTCCGCCGGCCGCGGCGATCGCTCCTCCGAGCGCAGTGAAAACAGAGACGCCCGCCGAGATGAACGGCAGCGCGACGACGAGACCAGCAAAGACGGCCGCGAGAGTCACGATCGCGGTGGTCAACCACGGCGCCTTCTCGCTAAGCGCCGCAAAGCCAGCAACGAGCGGCGTGATGAAGTTTGCGGCTGCCGATAGTGCCGGGAGCAGCGCATTGCCCAGAGCAATCCCGAGACGTTCGGTCGCCGCCTTGAACGTATCGAGGTTGCCCTGCAGCGTATTTAGAGAGCGCAGGTAGTCCTGCTCGACGGTGCCTGCTGCTGCCGATCCGCCGGCGTCCGCCTTGAGCTTTTCGTATTCCTTGCGGTACTTCATCAAGGACAGGAGGCCGAGCTTCGCCTCCTTGTCCCCGAAGATCTCGCCGAGCTTGAACGCGTCGCCGCCGGTGACTTTCTGCAGCGTGTCGAGCGCGGCCTCCATCGGGTTGATGCCCTTGGCCTTCGCGTCCTTGAGGACCTTCTCGATGTTGACGCCGAACTTCGCGAAGCCTTTAACGGCTCCCGGAGCCGTCATCTTCAGCATCGCGTCAGTTAGACGCGTCGCCGCTTGCCCTGCGTCTGGCGCGTCCTTCCGCACCATCTGCATCATGGCGCCGAGAGAGATCGCTCCCTGCTTACCTTGTATCCCTAGCGTGCCTGCCGCCGCCGCGATCGTCGGCATGAACTGCGCCATGTCCTTCAGCTCGAAGGCGCCAGCCTTACCGGCGAAGGCGAGAGCGTCGAAGGTGGACTTGAGTTCTGTCGGCTTGATCTTCAGCGCGTTCTGAAGCTGGAAGCCAGTCTTTGTGACGTCGGTGAGTTCGGAGCCAGTCGCTGTAGCAACCTTGCCCAGGGCCTCCATTGAGGCGACTGCTTGGTCAAGGCTTAGGCCCTGCGCGACGAGGTCTTGTAGGCCAGCGGCAAGGACGGTCGGCGCGAGGTTTGTCTTGTCTCGAGCGGAAAGAGCGGAGAGCTGCAGGCCAAGCTGCTTGAGCTCCGCCTGAGACGAGCCGCTGATCTTCCCGATGTCCGTCAGAGCGGACTCGAACTTCGCGGCAGTCTTTACTGACCCACCCAAAGCAAGACCGACGCCGGCCGCAGCAGTCGCCGCGGCCTGGTAGGCGTCGGAATTGAGGACACGCTTGAAGCCCTTCGCACCGGCGCCCGCGGCGTCCGTCATCGTGCGCGAGACGTTCTTCCCGAGGCTCGAGATCTGCGTCTGCGCTTGACGGATCGAAGAGGTGAGGGAGGAAAGGACCTCACCACCGATCTTGACGATGATGTGCTGGCCCGAGCCCGCCATCGCTACCTCTTCTTCATCTGGGCTTTGGTTTGTTTGGCGATCTCGTCTTCGAGTTTTCGCGCTGACTTAAGCCAGGCAAAGATCTCGTCGACGGGTTCGTCGAGGATCTCGGCCAAGCCCCAGCCGGTGAGTTTCGACAGGATCAGGACTGCCCTGCGGAACTCTTCGGCTGGGGGTTGGTGAAAGATCCGACGATCTCCCCGAGCTTGTTCAGATCGGAGGCGTCGAGTTCGTCAAGGACTTCTGGTCCAACCTCGCAGAGGTCGCAGAGCATCTGTTTTGTGCGCTGCCCCTCGCTGACGCCTTTGGCCTCGGCGTCTTGGAACCGGAAGATGTCCCGACCCTTGGGCCGGCGCACGGTGAGAAAGCTCACCTCTGCGCCAGCCACAGTGATCGGAAAGTCCAAGTTGACGTTGATGGTGGTCGACTTGGCTGCCATGGATTAGATCCCCAGTGCTGTTCGCATGGAGGCTAGTTGGTCCTCCCCGTTCACGACACGCTTCATGTTCTCCACGTCGACCTCGACCACGTCGGTGCCGTCGATAGAGAGGCGGTAGTAGTGAACCGCCATCATGAAGTTGCACTCGGTGATCTCGCCTGCCTCGAAGGCGCCGAAGTCGATCTCTTTGATCGATCCGCGCACGTTGCAGACGATGGGCACGGCGTCCTCGCCAGAGCGCTGCATGGCACCGCGAGCGGTCACCTGCACAGCGTTCTGATCGGCGAGGCCCCACTGCCCGATCACGGCTTCGTTGTACTCAGCGAGCACGAACTCAGCCTCGAGGGCTTCCTGGCCCATGTCGATCTGGAAGGGAGCATCCATACCCCCTCCCCGATACTCTTCCGCCTTGATGGTCATGGTCGGGAGGGTGAGCTCCTTAACGCGACCGGCGTAGCCCACACCATCGACGGTGAGGGTGAAGTTCTTAAGAGTCCTTGGAATCATGGCTCAGACCTCAATCGAACAGTGCGGAGGTGATGTAGCCGTTGGTCAGGATCGACCGGAACGTCACGCGTTCTGCCGGGTAGCAGGGAGTGAAGTCGAAGTCGAAAGTCACATGACCATCGGAGATGTCAGCCGGAGTGTTGAGTTCCGGGTTCACCCAGCAGGTGCCGCCAAGGATTGCGCCACGGGCGACGAGCGTGCGGATGTAGGCGTTCACGCCTTCGCGAACGTCTTGCAGATAGGTGCGGTTGATGCAGCGGTCGACGGCCCACAGGTGAGCCTGCTGCACGGACTCGTTGATCATGTCGGCGGTACGACGTACCGACAGGAACGCCCACTTGCTATCGATCGAGGTGGTGCGGTTGCCCCACAGACGGAAACCGTTCTGGCGAATGATCGTCGTCACCTCGTTCTCGTTCAGCAGGTTCGCAGCAGAGCTGGTGTTGCCGAGCTGGAAAGGCACGGTGCGGGCGACGCCCACGATGCCGTTCATCACGTTGTTCGAGGGCGACCACCAGAAGCCTTTCTCGTCGTCGATCTTGGCGATCAAGCCAGCGACGCGAGCAGAAGCGGGCTGGTTGATGTAGGTGCCAGTCGCGGAGTGGTAGACGCGCACTTGCGGATCGACCACATAGATACGGTCGGAGCTGTGCAGAGCGGCGTACTGGATCGCGGCCTCGTCGGTGGTGTTAGGACCATCGGCGATGATCACGGCGCGAAGCTGTTGGGAGATACCAAGCAGCTCGGCGACTACGGGGTTCATCAGATCACCCACGTTGGCCTGAGCAGCAGCACCAGTTCCGTTGCCGGAGATGGTGACGGTTGCGCCACTGATGTAGCCCTCGCCTCCGTCGATCACGTTGATCGCAGAGATCTGACCGTTCACGATCACGGCTTGTGCAGTAGCGCCGGCGCCGGAGGTCCCGTGAGTGTTCGTGATGCTTACGGTGGCGCTGGTGTAACCAGCCCCGCCGTTAGTGATCGTGATCGAAGTGATGCCGTCGTCTACTTTCTCGGAGGTGAAGCCGGGAGCGCAGAGAATCTTGGGCTCGTAGCCGGTTTTCTCTTCGGCGGCGAGGAAGGCGTGAACGCCTACATAACCGGTCGAAGCACCAACGACGTTGGCGAGTGTTGCGTTGAAGTTGCTTTCCTGATCGACGCGCACGACGATCACCACTGCACCAGTGGAATCGAAGATGCCGTCCATTGCGTCGGGCAGCGTCCCAGTGCTGCCAAGCTTGGCGGCCTGAGTACGGCTGCCAGCGATCAGCACCGGAGTGTCGAGCGGAAAGATGTTGGGGTCAGCGTCGGGTGCTGTTCCAATGAGACCGATGACGCCTGACCGCACGGTGCGGATAGGGCGGAACCCGGTATCAATGTCGAGAACCTCGACCCCGTGCAGAAACGAAGTCGTCATGGTTGAGAAGGCCTCCTCTTGTTCATGTTATCGGCGCTGAAAGGGAGCGCCTCCCCCCGAAGGTCAGCGACCCTGACCCCGCAACTTCTTGCGACCATGGCTCGGCCTACTGTGTAGACCTTGCCCTTGACGCGTCCGTTTCGGAGGTAGCTTGCGGTGCTCTGTCCGACCGAGAGCCGTCTTCGACTTAGCGGGCATAGTTGAGCTCCGGCTTCAGGTACTTTCGCAGAGCTTTGTCTGCTGTTGTCGATTTCGACTCGAAGTCGAACGTCACGACTCCGCGGGTACGGGCATCGGACCTTCGAGCCACTGCTGCGAGGACTCGTCCCAGTGGTAGGGATTGGTCTCGTCGGGAGGCTGCACCGGAGGGACGAAGCGGAACTCGGCTTCGTCGAAAGTCCAGGACGCGAAGCCATGTTCGGCCCAGCTTGCTTTCGCGGCTGCGATCTTCGCGCTCTTCTCTTCCTCGCTCAGCGAAGCGACAGCCCAGATGTCAGTCCATGTGCCGCTGGCGATGCCGTAGGTCGAACCTTCGACGCGTTCGTATGGACCGACGATCGGTTCCTCGGCGCGGCGGAAGGGGACGTAGTCCGCAGGACCGCCGGTCGAGAAGTCGTGATCAGGGAAGAGCATCTCGAGGTTGCCCTTCGTCACTGGATGATCGACGGGCTTGCTATCGACGACCCGAAGGTAGAGGTCCATCAGTAGTTTCCTGTGTTGGTTGAAGGATAGGCGCGGGTTACAGAGTCGCTGCCCCACATGAGACGGACGCCACCGGAACCGCCGGGGCCGCCGCCGTAGGTAGTCCCAGAACCGCCGCCGCCGCCGCCGCAGGAACCGCCCTGAATGTCGTTGGCGTAGGGGTAGTAGCTCTGCCAGCCGTAGTAAGAGTTATAGATGGCGTACTGCCCTGAGTAGCCAGCGTTGCCGCCGGATCCTGCGCCGCCGCCTGTCTGCGCTCCGTAGCCACCGCCGCCGTACGCGCCGTCGGTCCCCTTGCCGAGTAGGCCTACACCACCGCCGCCGCCGCTGCCGTAGGTGCTGCTGTAGTAGCCGCCGCAACCGCCGCCGCCGCTGTTCGATGCTGCGGCGGAACCGTCGCCGCCACCGTTGCCGGCGTAACCACCAGCGCCGCCGCCGCCGTAGCTGTAGCCCGAGGTATAGCCACCCGCGCCGCCGCCATCACCAAACCAGCCGCCTCCTCTAGTGTTCTTGTTGGGGCCATTGGTATCAGCGCCGGACGACGCGTTACCGCCGCCGTAACCGGCGACAGTGTTAAGGCTGATAAAGAAGGAATTGCCGCCAGCGGTCGAGTTCGCGCCGTAGCCGCGTGCGCCGCCGCTGCCTACGACGACGGTATACGACTGACCGGGGACGACGGGGATGTTGTTCTTCCATCCCAAGCCGCCGCCGCTACCGCCCGCGTACGACCACTGCCCATCGCCACCACCGCCGCCACCTACGCACACCGCCGAGACGAACTCGATTCCTGCAGGGCAGATCCAGGTGTAGGTGCCCGGGGTTGTGAAGGCCTGCTGGCTTGCGGCAGGTGGTGTCCAGTCGCCGGAGGCAATCGCGGCATTCGCCTCATCGAGACGCCACATCCCGCGACGCAGCGACCAGCGGCTGCCGCTCAGAAGGCCTGCTCTACGACGTCCCATGGCTACATGTCCTGAGTGTTCGTTGTCGGGAAGGCGCGAGTGCTTCCGCTATCGCCTGCCCAGATGATGCGGACAGCGCCGCTGCCGCCGGAGCCGCCGCCGTAGGAAGTGCCGGGGCCTCCGGCGCCGCCTCCGTAGGAACCGCCGGTAATTGCGCCGCCGCCCGGGGAGTTCGGCTCACCGTTCGTGCCGTAACCGCCGCCCGAGCCGCCCTCGCCACCGCGGCCGGATCCGAAAGTCGAGCCAGCACGGCCGTCATTCCCTCGGCCATACATGCCAACGCCGCCGCCAGCGCCAGTGCCGTAGGTCGACGAGTAGTACGCGCCACCGCCACCGCCGCCGGATCCTGTTGCGGCGTTTGATCCAGTGTCTCCGCCGTTCCCGGAGTAACCACCTGCGCCGCCACCGCCTTGGTAGTTGGCGTTTCCACCAGCGCCGCCGCCATCACCAAACCAGCCGCCGCCGTAGTTGTTGGAGCTTGGACCTCCAGTGCTTGCGCCGGAGCTCCCGTTCCCGCCGCCATAACCAGCAACGGTCTGAAGGCTGATGAAGTAGCTGTTGCCTCCCGCGCCGCCCTGGTAGCTGCCGCCACTGCCGACGACGACGGTGTAGCCCTGGCCTGGCGTGACAGGGATGCTGTTCTTCCACCCGAGCCCACCGCCGCTACCGGCGTTGTTTGCCCAAGAGCCGTAGCCACCACCGCCGCCGCCAATGCAGACGACAGCGATTTCCTCGACGCCGTTTGGGCAGACCCAGGTGTAGGTGCCTGCCGACGTGTAGGCCTGCTGGCCCGCATTAGCCGGCGACCAGATGCCCCGCTGAATTGCCTCCATTACGTCGTCGAGACGCCAGACGCCGCGCTTCAGCGACCACGGCGCGCCGCCAGAACGGAAGATGCCGCCGCGAACCCTAGACATGAGCTAGCTCCAGCGAAGGGGTCAAACAGTGATCTCGAGTGCGCTCACGGTGACGTGATGGGCGCTCGCGGTGCCGCTCGTGCAGGAGATCTTGTCGCCGTTGTTGAGCACTTGCTTATTCACGATCACTTCGAGCGAAGCGTTCGCGGGAAGGCTCAGTGCGTTGGTGAGACGAGAGAGCTGCGTGCCAGCGTTGTCGGTGATGTCGACCGTAATGGTCGCGGCCGAGCCGGTGACGTTTGCGACAAGCAGGCTCAGAACGATCGCACGATCGTTCGCGTTAGCCGACGGCGCGGTGTAGACGGTTGTCGCGTTAGTGGTGGTCAGCTTGCTGCTGTACCGATTGAACTTCTCAGCCATGAGTCAGGGTCCTAAGCGAGGGCGATTGCCAGACCGAGGCTGGCCTTTTCGTTAGCGGTTTGCTGTGCAGCGGT